TGATGTATGCTGTGTTTCTCAACCTCATCTCCCCAAGCAAACCCAAAGAGTATCGGATTGATTTCTTCTGTACATTCCGTTTGAGAATAATCACCTATCCACGCCACTTTACAGGGATTTTTATATAACAATTTTGTAATTGAAGAAACAAATGGATTATACCACCACGAATGTTCTGTCAATTTTGCCATTGTGTACTCGCCATCAACTTCTCTGTTGTATGTGATTATTGTATTCTTATTCTTAATTACAGCATTATAATGTTGTCCCATAATTAAATCTCCTGTACACTTACAACTGCTTCAAGCACTCTATACAATACTCTGTACCCTTCTGGATTGGATGAATTTTTAGCTGCTGCTAATAATCTGAGTAAACCGTCTGTGCATTCCATTATAGTTCGCCTGCTTGGATTATAAAAAGCAATCAAACATAAAGTTTCAGCTACATCTTCTGGATAGTATCTTACTGTAAACATAATTAAATCCCCCTATACATTTTCTTTGCGGTTGGTACGCCATACTCTTGAACAAGATTCCAAAGCACATCCAACCCTTGTATATCTATATGCAAAATTTCTGTCGAATCTACAACACCTTGCAACCAAGCTTGTGCTGTTTCATCTGCAATATTCATGAATTTTCCATATATCTTTTTACCAGTATCGGATTCTAAAAGAACAGGTAAATCTTTAAAGTAATATGCGTCAAGTAAAAGCATAATTAACCTCCCTAAGCCACCATATACACAATATAGTTCTTATAGAATTTGTCGTCAAAGTCATCATATACTTCTGTTCTCTGAATTAAGAAATGAAAACCATATGTATTTGTGTAACTGAAATATTTTTTCGTTCCAGTCTGATTGAAGTCAAGGCGACTGCCATCACTAAACACGATATAATTACTATGTTCTTCTGCTACGGTTCTGCGTTTGACATTTTTGTTAATGGTTATAATTCGTTCCATAGCGTGTTCCATAGCATTAATGCATTTTCTATCGTTATAGCGGAATAAGCTATCTACTAAAATGGTTTCATTATTTGATAGAGTTTCAATAAACTCCTTTTTAGTTATTTGAGTCATATGTACACCTCCTTCAGTTCTTCCTCTAACTCGGCAATGTTTTCTTTAATTTCTGCAATATCATTGATTAAAGAATTGTAATCGTCTTTGTAAGATTCTATCCAAATTCTCTCACGCTCAATTTCTGACAGATCTTCACAATAGGTGTTGTAATCTTCGTCTAAATCTTTTAAGTCATCTTCTAAATCAGCAAGCTCTGATTTAGCTTCTTCGATTTCAGATTCAATCTCCGATTCTGTTCGTAAACCCACCCATTCATAAACCGTTTCTGAGTCAAACCACAATAAATCATTTAACTCTGTTTCATCAATTCCTTCAGGGTAGCTTTCTTCAAGAACACTTTCCAATTCCTCACACTTGCCTTCACGGCGTATTCTGTCAAGAGTATTAACTGCTCCGCTCCAAGCTTCAAATGTATTTAAGTCCAATTCACTATATATTCTCATTTTTTAACACTCCTCTTCGTGCCAATGTAATCCTCTTGCTTCGTAAAGAGGTATCCAGTGTGCTTCGTAAAAATCATATCCTGCTCCATCAATGCCGAAGAAATACCCGAACTCTCCTGAGTAAAAAATTCTGAAACCACATTCTGACATTAATTTAATGCCGTCATAGTCTGACAACCATTCATCATCTAGACCATCGCCAAACGACCACATCGTTCCCCACATCGGCAATAAGCTATACCTTTCAACCTCAAAATCAGAAATACTTAAAGTGATTTCTGTTCCATCATCAAGGTTAATTGTATAATCATTATTATCAATACCGACCACCTCTCCATATGTTTCCGAATCAAAGCAATACACTCTATCGCCCACACGAGGCATTGTAACCTCCTGCCAGTCATCAATATCTATTGACATAAGTTTTGCAATAATACCACTGTCAATAGCATTAAATTCTCTTACCCATTCATGAGCTGCATCTGATTTTGTGATTATTTTCCGTAACATTATAATTCCTCCTTAAATCAATGAAATATTAGTTTTATTTACTGCTTTACAAAGTAAAAAGGAATACCAGACTGGTATGGATATAAAGTAAATGAATTATCACCCCATAACCTCAAAGCGTGACCTCCACCTTGTTTTTTGATAACTGCACGATATTTTCCATTTTTAATATTTTGCTGTTCCTCATAACTCATATGGTCAAAATCTGTTTTAAATAGCGTATCAATTTGTACCGGTGAATATCTAAATTTATAATCAATGATTCTCAAAATCAAAGATTTTTCCGTTTCTTTAATACCAACGGTTAATTCATAGCCATCCCATCCGTCTTTATCTGCTTTATATATTCCATGTTGTAACATTTTACATTTCATTGCTCCTTATAATATTACTTTATTTGCTGTAAATCAGTTTGTCGGCTGCTGCGATAAATTCTACTACGGCTTCTCCGCCAATGAGATAATTTCCGCTTTTATTGTAAATATATTCTCTGAATGCTTCCGTGCAAGCATTCACCCTCTGCCACTGATTTTCATTGCCCAAAAGCCATTTGATAATAGCTGTTTTCAATTCCTTTGGCATTTTATTTTTCCTCCAATACATAACCCTGATGGCAATATCCTATTACTTCCGATAGATAGTCTGATATTTCGTCCTCGTCTGTCATTCCTTCAGGTATATCAATTTCTGTCGGCAATTCTCCGTCATCATCATAATCGGTATCCCATAATATGTTTGTTGCTTTTAACATTGTTTTACCTCCTTAAAATTCTTCTTTTATATGTACTTTCTGCGTGTCTAAACTGACAGTAATATCAGGTTTGATTGTATTAAATATAAGTCCTTGCTCTTTGCAAAATTCATAACATTTGTTATAAATATAAACTTCATCAAGTTCGATTTCGTCATTGGTTTCTGATTCATCGTAGTAGTCATTTAAAATTCTGTCTGCCAACTTAGAAATCTGATTTATTGTAATAGAATTATCAAACTCAAAGCTCATCTGGTTAAGCGTGCCACAATCATAATCCCATTTTTCAAAACAAATAATTTTACTCATTTACAACACCTCATTTTTTGTTTGCACCAAAAGCAATAATCACCACAGTCATACACAAAACGAACAACATTACCTCTTTTGTGAGATACAATGCCGTTGATGTCACATGGATATTCCCCAATGTTATAGTTATGGAACCTCTCTTACATAATACAAGCAATTAGAGCTTGTTTTGCCGATAGTGCAAATGTGTGTTTGTTTACTGTACCATCGTTCAATATCTTGTAAACATCTGTCATATTCATTCCTCCGTATCTAATGAATCTTCATACTCATCAAGAACCTCAGATACCGCTCTTTCTACAACATAACATCTTACTATGCTATCTGCATATGCCGGTTGTCCTGTCAATGTCTGTTCAAAATCTAAACCAAACACATTCACTGCCTTGAATAGCAAATCAAAATTGTGACACAAATGTTCTTCGGCTGTCCAATTTTCAATGTCTGCGAACTTTTTATTTGCTTGCACTAACAAAGGATTCATATATTCAGTTAGTACCCCATTACTAATTATCTCTTCTTTCTCGTCTCTGCTTATGTATTCCAGAATTTTTATATTATCTCTAATATAACTTCTGACATTTTCTTTAACCGCTTCGACATAATTGTATTTCTCCATAGATGTCTCCTTACAACAAAAACAGCGAAGACAAAAATCTTCGCTGTTTTATTTCTTATTCATTTGTAAATGCTTCATTATACTGACGCATAAATTCAAGCTCCATCTGTTGAGTTTTGCTTGTTGTTCCTAATTGTGTATAATCTTTCGCAATAATATTGTTCTTGTATACGCCGAAAAAATTCATATTACAATAATCAGAATTTATATCAGTGTGATCGTAATTATAGCTATCTGCATAATAATACGCATAATCAGCAATCGCATGAACAATTTTACTATTTTTCTCCCAAGGTGAAGATTTAAGACTCACATTAATATAAATATCATTGTTTGTGACTTCCCAATGACAATCAGGAAATCTCTGAACCAGATGACTTCGTATTCTATTAGATATTAGTAAATTATTATGTATATGATATTTTTGATAATTGTTTGGTATACTATCAATTTTAGTTAAAGCAAACATATTTACTTAAATTCCTCCTTAGTCTTTGGCATTTCTAAATATGATTATTTTGCCTCTTCAAAATAATCATATTTCCAGTCATAATTTTTAACCTTTCTAATGCTTTACTTTAAGTAAAGCAGTCTTTCGACAATGCAAATGCCAAAGGGAGAGCGTACTCTCCCTTGTTTCAAATTCTTATATGTATTTACAATCCAGCCTGTTCGGCTTTATACTTTGCCAGCATATCAAATACTTTTTTAAAGGCGTGCATTTTATCCGAAGCACGAACATCTACCCTATAAATACTGCCATTTTGATGCGTCCATATTTTTTCAGTATCAATTGTTTCACTTAATGTGAGCGTGTCAGTGCCAAGGCTATATTGCCAATACAACATCTGTTCATCGTTTTCATTATCTTCGTATGTTTCAATACAAGCCTCATTCCACTTATCGGAATAAGCCTCTTTATATCTTTTAGCTTTTTCATAATCAGTTGTCAGTCGGCAGATATGATAATCAGAGTAATCACCCTTTGTAATAGCATAAATTTTCATACTTTCACCTCTTTGGTTAATTACGTAATATCTGTTTTTATCTGCTCATTTTACTGCTATAAATGCAATTATTGAAGGATAAAAACGGAAATCACGGTTTTAGCTGTAAAACTATACTTTTATCCATTCATCATTCTTTAAAATCTTCCCTGTCTGTTCCTCATATGTATATGTACCACCTTTCCACATTCTTAAATCGTTATGGGCAGCATCAACTGTTGCCGCAAAATAATTCCAACTTTCATCCTTTTCATATACACCGTTGAACCTATTGCAGAATCCGAAAATTCTTTTTGCAAATCTTCCAGAACTACAAAATGAACCGTACTTATTAGAATGATGCTTCATAAAATTCAAAATATCATCTTCAGATACGGGCTTGTCGAATTGTATCCAGAACATTGACTGATTGGTTTTATTATGTCCTTGACAAGACATTACTGTAGATAACCCGTTCTTATTAAAAAACTCCACGAGTGGAATTACTGCTTTGTCTAATCCTTTACTCAGCCACTCTTTTTCACTCATGCTGTATTACTCTCCAATATAAATCAAATTATCAATATATGCTCTATCAGTTCCTTTGAGTATAGGCATATGTTCATCAACATACCATTGAGAATGACCGTCATTTGTCGCCCGTTTAATACAACTGCTTCCTCTTTGCTTATATACACATAATTTATCCCAATCATCTCCTATACTTAGTGTCATACTCTTGATATCTATAGTAGATTTCTTATACAATTTCCTATCGGTAAAATATGCTCTACCGTATGCTTGTATTGAATTTCTCATTGCATCAAGTTGCCGCCAAAAAATATTGTTACACACTTCTTCTTTTGGAATGTTAAATACACGAGCATCAAATGTAGCTCCTTTTTGCATAGCTTTGTAATACACCCGTTCATAATCCGTTGTTGGATCTGTATATGTCCATACATCAGTTATATGTCCTTCGCAAAATCCACTTAAAAATTTGTTAAAGGATAATGTCGCCATACTTGCTGCAACACTACACATTTTTTGAACATTATATTCAAACCATGCACCTGTTTCCAATGTTTGGTAATCTACAAGCACTATGGTAATTTCATCAGATTGCGTATACCCAAACACACACCCTTGAATATTTTCACAGAGACGTTGCATAGTAGTCTGCATAGCTCTAATCATAAAATTATCAAATGGCTTCTGAAATTCTTTAGTAAATGTATGAAAAGCTTTGCCGTCAACTCTGATTATTACAGGAGTTCTTCTTGTGAGATATGTTCTGTTTACATTCTCATATCTTTTCATTCTGTCACCAAGACTATCTTGCATCTATATCGCTCCTTAATATTTAGTTCTTTGTATTTTCCATAACACTTCCACAGTGTGGACAATAGTTGCTATACATTGGCTTATGAGAGGCGTTCTTTCCAGTAAACCACTTACAAGCCGAACAGTACACTTCTCCTTTACAATATGATTCACGACTTGCTAACCACCTTGCAGTGGTGCGTCTTGATTTTTTAGTATCAATAAATTCTTCGGGCGAATAAACTACACACTTGTTACCCGCACCTCCCGTCAGAGGCGGCGAACAAAGTTGGTTCTTAGCTCTGCATATCGTTTCTTCTTGGTTGTAATATTCACAAGTTAAACAATTATGATTTTTCTTTCGCCATTCGTCTGGTGTGACTTGCACCATTGCGTTGTTTTCTTGTCCGTTTCTTTAAAAGCTTAAACATTTCGTTTTTAAAACTCCTCTTTTATTTGATTATTCTTACGCCTGAATGAACGATTTAAGTATCTTTTACACCAAACAAGATG